AGACTCCTAAAAAGCAGACAGCAGGTTCTGCCTGCTTTGATTTGCAGTTTCAAGGACATGGTAAGAAAGAGTATAAGGGTTTCACTAGAAACAATAAAGCCTTTACTCGTCCCATGAATAATCTGGTTACAATACAGCCAGGTGACCGTGTTATGGTTCCTACAGGTCTTATTCTAGATATTCCAACAGGACACTCGGTTCGTGTTCATGCACGGTCAGGACTATCACTAAAGCAGGGATTGGTTCTTGCAAATGCCGAGGGTGTTATTGACTCTGATTACGTAGAAGAACTAATGGTTCTGGTGTGGAATATTTCTGACAATCAAATCAACATCACTACAGGTGATCGTATTGCACAGGCAGAACTAATCAGGGATGCTGAGTATTCTATTGTAGAAACTGCTGCTAGACCTGGTGTAAAGACAACCCGTGTTGGTGGGATGGGATCAACAGGTGTAAAAGATGAAGGTGGTGAAATCACGCTAAATATCTCTGAACCAAAAATCCCCGATTTTGTAAAGCCAGAACCTCCTAAGAGAGGTAGAGGAAGACCAAAGAAAAATGTTTCCGTTATTTAGATTTCTTGATCCTAGAATGTGTGGTGCTATTACACAATCGTTAGGATTAAACACGAAGGTTTTTTCTGATAATATACTTGCGTCTGTTCAAGGTGACACAGATACACATAGCAACTTAGGCGCATTACAGGCTAATAATCCTAAAGTGTTTATCCAGGGTCAGCCTGCTATTGCTGCTCTAAAAGATACAGCAGCACCAGATATTATAGGTACGATTATACATCAAACCGGTTTGCCTATACCTGCAAAAGGTTCTCAGAAAGTATTTATTGGCAATGGTAATAATGGAGCGGGTGCATTAGGTCTTGGTATGTTATCGGGTAATATGCAGCCTGGTGAACTACTAAAAGTAGGTCAGCAACTTATAGGTCAAGTGTCTAGTATCGCCAATTTAGGTGGTGGTGGCGGTTCTATGCAAATGAATAATATGCAAGGACAGCCACCACAAACAGGACAAACCGCTGTCGGACAAAATACTGGTGCTACATTTACTTTCACAGCATACATTGACAGTAGGCATCTATATCCTCCTACGGCTAATACATATGCGTATCCATCGGTATCATCAGTGACCGATGCAATACTTTCAGATAATGGTGACTATATAGTAGTAGATTCGTTTTTTGATTTTCCATCACAAAATCTTACAGCATCATTGGTGACACTATGACAGTAGCAATTTCAAATGTATCAGCAATATGGATTGACGCAAATGCCAAGATAGGTCTTGGTTTCAATGCAGTTGATATTGGTCAGAACACCTCTTCACGATTAATCAGATTACAAGCAAACTCAAACACAGTGTTTGATGTTAGCACCTCAGGTGTTGTAAATGCCAATGCATATTTTGCGAATACTGTAACATCTAATATATTCAAAACAGTTGTATATACCGTATCAAATCTTCCTGATCCAGCAGTAATTGGCACCGGATCAAGATCATTTGTGTCTGATAGTAATGTCAATACGTTTGGTGCAAGAGTTTTCACAGGCGGTACCAACAATGTTCCTGTGTTCAGTAACGGGATATATTGGCTGGTAGGATAAAATTTTTCTTGACAAACATACAAAGTTTACTATATAATACTACGAGAATGGTGTCACGAAGGCATCATTCCTTACTTCTCGCTAACTATAGGAGAAACAAATGGGAAATAACAATCGCTCAACAGACCGTATCTGGTTTGATCCTTTCACATTCGCTAATGACATATCAAAGGGCGCTATCGGCTTTGATCAAGTGCTGCAACGGATCGCAGAAGCACAAGAATACCTACCTAAGATTCCAGCATATCCACCATACAATGTCAAAAAGATTGACGATGAACATTACACCATTGAAATGGCTGTAGCAGGATTCGGCAAGCATAATCTTGACATTGAACTGAAAGATGGTGTGTTAACGATTACAGGCAATACTGAAACCGAAGAAGGCGACTACCTTCACAAGGGTATTGCTAATCGTGCTTTTACTAGAAAGTTTACCATCGCAGATTCAGTGGAGGTCAAGAATGCGGAACTTGCTAACGGTATGCTCAAAATCTTTCTTGAACGCTTTATTCCAGAGGAGAAGAAGCCAAAGAAGATCGACATCATGGATCCGTTCGGCATCCAGGAGACGACAAAGCAACTTCTCACCGAGAGCGGCAAGGTCTGGGCTGAAAGCCTACAGAAAGTCGCAGATGTGATGACTCCCAAGGATACTAAATAAGAATGACACGGTCGGGGCCTCTGCCGCAAGGTACGCCTCGGCCTTCTCTTTATGAGGACATATTATGAATCTAGTGATTGAAAAACCCGTAACAGTTATTACTCCTACAATCGGTTCTGAAAAACTCCTTGATGCTATCATGTCTGTTAAGAAGCAGACTTATAGTTGTAAGCATTTGCTTGTGGTCGATGGTCCTGAGTATTGGGATCGAGTTGTCAATATGTGTGGATCTGATGGTTGTGAGATTGTGCAAACACCAGAGAACACAGGTAAGACCGGTGGTGAGTTCTATGGGCATCGTATCTATGCCGCTTATCCACATCTAATCAATTCACACTATATTCTATTTCTTGACGAAGACAACTGGTATGAACCTGACCATGTTGCTTCACTAATTGAAACAATTGAAAAGAAGAATTTGGATTTCTCCTACTCACTTCGCAAGATTTTCTCACCTGATAAAAAGTACCTTTGTGATGATAACTGTGAAAGTCTTGGGAAGTGGGAAATCTTTATGTCTCGTCATTCACCCCATGGCAAGCATTATCTGATTGATACATCTTCTTTCTGCTTCAAAAGAGAGTTCATTCAAAAGACTTGTCATTTCTGGCACACAGGTTGGGGTGGTGATAGAGCATTCTTTTATGCTGTAAAAGAACATGCCAAGTATGATACAAATGGTAAGCACACACTTTGCTATCGTCTAGACGGTAATCCTAATTCAGTTACGAAAGATTTTTTTGTTGAAGGTAATGCCACACAAGAGGCATATTACGGAGGTAGGTTTCCATGGCTAAAGACGTGATTATAGGCGTCGTAGATAATTACGATTGGGATAAGATTAAGTATTGGGCCAACTCTATTGAAAAGTCGGGCTTTGATGGATACAAGGCTCTTATCGTATATAATATGAATAAAGAAACAGTTGAACTTCTCACACAAAAACAGTTTATGTTGATTGGTGTCGGTCCTAGTGATGACAAAAATGGGTTTGTGTATGAAGGTAATAGCAACATTATGGTTGACCGTTTTCTGCATATACATCATTTTCTCAATATGTTAAACGATCCTGAAATGGTAGATCGTGTTATTATTACTGACGTTAGGGATGTTGTGTTTCAAAGTAATCCTACAGAATGGTTAGATGAATATTTTCTAAATGGTTATAATCTTCTGGTTGGATCAGAGAACATGACATATGGTAACGAACCGTGGGGAAGTAACAACCTTGCTAAATCATTTGGTGAATACTTTCTTGATCGTAAGAAAGATGATCCTATCTTTTGTGCTGGTGTGATTGCCGGACAGTTAGACACTATAAAAGATTTCTGTCTAAATCTTTGGCTAATATGTCGTGGCTTAAATCCTTGGATAGAAGGTGGCGGCGGCCCGGATCAGGCTGCGATGAATATCATGCTTGATTTTGAAACATATCATTTCTCCACATTATTAACGATGCCTTCTAATGGTTGGGTACTACATGCCGGCACGTCAATGCCTGCAATCGAGGCGGGCTCTGGTGGTATAGGCGAAGCATATGTAATCAATCCTAATATGAAGATTGACTTTTTAGAAGAATTGAACTATACTATTAAAGATAATAGTGTTCATGTAAATGGTGAGAAGGTAACAGTTTTGCATCAATGGGATCGTGTACCTGATTGGAATAAAATGATACAGAATGTGTATGGAGACTAATATGGCAATTGAATTGACTGAAACAGATTTTATGACGGTAGACGAACTTAAGAGTGCTAGTAAATGGCCTATTGAATGGACTTCTACTAAAGGTCTTGTTCCTTACATAAAGAGACAAGGTGACAATCTTGTGGGACTTGAAATTGGAACTTGTCGTGCGGAAAGCACATATGATATTCTTAGTCGTTGTGATAATGTTCTAAAACTTTACACAATCGATCCATATAAAGCATATGAAGACTGGGCTGGTGAACTTAATCAAGAGGTCATAGATAAGTTTCTAATGATTGCCGAAGAGAACCTAAAGTCGTTCGGTGAACGTGTTCAAATGATCCGTGAAACATCATTAGATGCAGCCTCTAAGATCAAGACAATTCTAAATTCACAAGATGATACACCATTTGACTTTATCTTTGTTGATGGCGATCATTCATATGAAGCAACATTAGCAGATTGTGAAGCATACTATCCTTTACTAAAGAAGGGTGGTATATTTTGCGGCCATGATTACTCTGCATTGGAATCTGTTCATCGTGCCGTAGACGATTTCAGAGAAAAGAATAAGATTACCGCACCAATCAATCTAACAACTAACAGTTCATTTTTTTGGTATAAGTAATGAGTAAGCCGCCTCTTCTCCTCGGTTTCTCTGATACCTTTGCGACCGCAGAACTGTTTTTTACAACGGTTCTAAGTGAATACTACGATGTTACTATTGATAATCAAAACCCAAAGTATGTTATCTTTGGTGATAGTAACTTTGGTAAAGCACATAACAAGTTCAATGGACGTGCTAAGAAAATCTTTTATACAGGAGAAAATGTTCGTCCAGACTATCTAACATACAATCATGCCATAACATTTGATCCAGAGAATAGTCCCAGACATTACCGATTACCACTATATGTTTTAGATATGTGGAGTGCTGTTCATTTTGAGCATTGGACGGATGATTACTTACAGTTGTGTAATCGTGACTTGGGTGATCCTGAGAAAAATTGGAACAGAAAGTTTTGTTCTTTTGTTCAGTCCAATCCTAAATCTTCTGTTCGTAACACTTTCTTTCCTATGATTTGTGCATACAAGCAGGTTGATTCGGCAGGGCCACATCTGAACAATACAGGTTTCATTTTGCCTAGAGATAAACTAGAACATAAGATTAATTTCTTGAATAAGTATAAATTCAATATAGCATTTGAAAATCAAACTTATCCTGGATATGTGACCGAAAAGATTTTGAATGCGTTTCAGGCTAATACTGTACCTATCTATTGGGGCGCAAACAATACAGTTCACCGAGACTTTAACAAGAAAGCATTTATCAATAGTCATGACTTTGGCACTTTTGATAGAGTCATTGATTATACCAAGCATCTTGACTCACCAGAAGGTAAAAACGAATACCTAGATATGTTATATCAGCCTCCATTTGTTGATAACAGACCTAACTGTTACACTGATTTACATCAGTTTTATCTTTGGTGGCATATGTTTGTTTATGAGGGATAATATGAAGAAAGCGATTGTTACTGGAATCACCGGGCAAGACGGATCATATCTTGCTGAACTTCTATTAGATAAAGGATATGAGGTCTACGGTTTTGTCCGTAGATCATCCACACCCAATTATTCTAATATAGAATCCATAAGAAATCATAAAAATCTAAATCTTATCTATTGTGATCTAACATCACCATCGGCTGTTATAGATAACATTCTAGAAATTAAGCCTGACGAAACATATAACATCGCAGCACAATCAGATGTTAGAGTTTCGTTTGATATTCCTGAATACACGATGCAATGTATTGCTGTTGGCACCACAGGTATTCTAGAAGGCCTTCGCAAACTAAAAGTTGCTGGACACAATCCAAAGTTTTATCAGGCATCAACATCTGAAATGTTTGGACTCGTTCAAGAAACTCCACAGAGAGAAACAACACCATTCTATCCCCGTTCGCCATATGGTTGTGCTAAATTGGCCGCACATTGGATGTCGGTAAACTATCGTGAGTCATATGGTATGTTTAACTGTAATGGCATTCTATTCAATCACGAAAGCCCTCGTCGTGGTACAAACTTTGTTACTCGCAAGGTCATTCATGGTCTGAAACGAGTAGCACTCGGTAAGCAAGAATTTGTTACTATGGGTAATATTGATGCCCAAAGAGATTGGGGCCATGCTAAAGATTATGTTGAGGTGATGCATAAGATGTTGCAGCACCATACTCCTGATGATTATGTGGTTGCTACAGGCAAACTACATACTGTCAGAGAGTTTATTGAGGTTGCTGCCAAATATTTTGATATGGATATTGAATGGCGTGGTAAGGCAGAGAATGAAGTTGGTATTGATAGAAAGACTGATAAGATTGTTATCAATATCAATCCATATTTTTATCGTCCGGCAGAGGTTCAATTACTGCTAGGTGATCCTACCAAAGCACGATTCACATTAGATTGGACTCCAAAGTATGATTTTAAGGCACTTGTTGAAGATATGTGTCTGCTTGAAAAGGGTGAGTAATGTCTAAAATTTTATTTGCTGTTCATCGCTACTATCCTTTTCCGGGCGGTAGCGAATATAATGTTCGCAACATGGCAGAAGAATTGGTTCGCCGTGGTCATGATGTTCATGTTCTCGCCGATATACAAAAGGGTGATATCAATGGTGTGAAGGTTGCTACAGAATATAAGTGGCTGCCAAGAGATTGGGATTTGATACTTGTTCATGGTGCAGATTGTTCCACACAAAACGTTGTCCATGAAAATGCACAAAGACTAAGATCGCCGGTTGTTCATATGATTATTAAACCTAGCGACTCTTATCTTTCTGTTTTTGGTATGAATCATCATCGTTTTGTTTCTTATGCTACAACTATGGATTTGCAGCATATACATAAGTATAGATTGTTGAAAAAGGCTAGACGTATTAGATACGGATTGATACCACAAGAAACCATTGCAACAGCAAACAAGACCACTAATAAAACAATTTATGTTTCTGCCGGTGGTTTCTATCCACATAAAGCAATGACTCCTCTTGCACAGGCATTTGAAAGTGCAAACATTCCTAATGCTGAGTTACATCTTTACGGATACGGTGAAGAACATTTAGCCCCACCACAATCTAAAAAGGTAAAAGTATTTTACGGACTTCCTAAATCTGAGGTAATGCAGGCAATGGCAAATGCTGATGCCTATATTATGAACTCATATGAGGAAGGATATGGTCTTGTTCTTTTGGAAGCAATGATGAATAAAACACCTTGGTTCGCAAGAGATATTGCAGCCGCTCATGATTTGTGCTATCATGGCAATGTTTATAATGATGAAGCGGAACTAATGAAATTGCTCAGGAACTATAAACGTGACGAAGAAAAGATTACCCGTGCTTACAACTATGTTATGGCGAATCATACCGTAGAACAAACGGCTAATGACATTGAAGATATATTATTGGAGACACAGAGTTATGAATACTGCGGATTCAACCCCTAAAAAAGTTACAGTTATTGGAGCGGGAGGTCACGTTGGCCTTCCGTTTTCTCTTGTCGTTGCGGATGCAGGACATAAAGTTTGTGGTGTAGATTTGAATGAAGAACTTATTCTTGAGTTAGAAGAAGGTAATGTTCCTTATGTTGAACATGGTGCCGCAGAACTTTTAGCAAAGCATTTGAAGACTGAAAACATATTTTTCACAACCAATCCATCTTTCATCAAAGAAAGTGATATTGTATGCATTATGCTTGGCACACCTGTTGATGAAGAAAACAATCCACGACTAGATGATTTGTTCAACTTTGTTGATAACACTCTTATACCTTATATGAA